TGAAGTAGTTAATGTAATTGACGAAACAAATGTACCTAGTTTTTGGGAAGAAAATATATGAGCTTTTTAACAGCTCTAACTTACTTCCTATTTGGGTTTCTAAGCCACCTATTTTGGTCTAGGACAGTAGTTAAATACTTTTACGACAACTACTCCACCTTAGGTATTTACCTCGCCTTAAATTTGATTTTAGGAAGTGTTTTACATCTTGTAATTAATTATTTATTGAAAGGACTATAAAATGTCTAAAAAATTAGTGCAATCTAGTGCGAGTGTATTTGTTTCAGTTCCTGAGGCAGTTAAAGTAACTGGTTACTCAAGAAACCATATCTACAACTTAGTTACTAAGAAGAAGATTAAGTTTCAAGAAGAGGGACATAAGATTTTAGTTTCTTTAGAAGATATTAAAAAAAGAGCAGACGAAAACAAAAGCAGAATTAAAAAATTAAGAAACAAAAAAAGCAAATCAGTTAAGAAAGTTGTTTCAAATGTTAGTGCGCCAAAAACAATCAAAACAACTTCTAACAGTTCGTTTGAAGGAACTACTTTTATTCTAGCAGGGTTATTAGGCATTGTAATTGGTTATTTAGTTGCTACATCACTTAGATAATGAGTAATTGGAATCTTTCATATCTTTTAACCGACCTTATCGGAACTCGTGCTAATAGCAAAGGTGAGGTAAGAAATGAAATCTGGGCATCAGATCTAGGTGGCATTATGCTTGATAGGTATTTAGATATGAAAGGCACTCCTTATTCAGATTTACCTGATGGCAGGGGGTTAGCTAACTTCTTCTTGGGGGAACAGATTGAAACAGGTCTGAAAACCATGCTTGAAAACATTGGTATTGCCTATACCGATAACGAGAGAAAGTTGTACCAAGAAAAAGACTACTTACCTGTTGTTGCTAAACCTGACCTGATAGTTGAAATAACTAATTGGGAAGATATTAGACAAAAACTAATTGCAGAAAAGGAAAAGTTAAAAGAACTTGAACCTAAGTATCAGGATAGAGAAAGAGAAAAGTTAAATAAAAAGATTGAGGTTATGAAGAGATTTAGGGATAAGTACCCACAAGGACTTCAAAAAACAATCTTTGAAATCAAATCAGCCTCTACAACAAGTTTTAAGGCACGAAAAGTTGAGGGTGCATCCTTGAATCACAAACTACAACTTTTGACTTATCTTAAGGCATATAACGTGTCTGAAGGGCATATTATCTATATTGCTAAAGAGTATGGAAATATGCTTGAGTTTGTAGTTAAAAAAGATGACCCGGAACTAAATAAAATTTGGGAGGAAGATGTATCTAAAATCTCAAGATATATCAAGGAAGATATTAGACCTCCACTCGTATTTGATGAGAAAGATTGGAGATATAAATATAGCAAGTATTTCACTATGCTCTATAAAAATCTCTACAAGGAAAAGAAATAATGGAAGATAATAGTTGTTTAGGTTGTTTATCAATAATAATTCTCATAGCGATAATATTTTTTGGTGTAAATTATTTTATGGAAGAAGATAGAAAATATATGGCACAACCTGTTGAGGTTCTTTGTCCAAGATATTCAAACTCTTCACTAAAGAATGTTCCAGCAAAATGTATCAAATACTTTAATGAAAGTGAGAAATAACCCTGTGAATTTTGGTAATAGATGTTATAATGACACAAGTATAAAGTTACAAAGAAAGGAAATTTAAACATGAGTAATTGGATAAAAGTTGATACTTCTTCTAATGAAAGTAGTACTCACGACTTCTCAGTAAATGCAGAACTAACAGGTGTTTATATTGCTATGAAAAGCAATCTAGGTGCTAATAATTCAAACATCTACGAAGTTAGAACACCAAATGGTATTGTATCTTTCTGGGGTAGTACTGTTATCGATAACAAGATGAAGCACGTTCCATTAGGAAACGAAATTCTTGTTAAATTTCTCGGAGAAAAAAGAAACGAGAAAACAAAAAGAACTTACAAAGACTACGACATCTTCCATAAACCAGCATCCAAACCAATGGATACTGTAACTTTTGAGAACGATTGGAGTAATCAGTAACTTCTAACCTGGTTATGATGCCAGGTTGTTGAGTATGAGTCTTATGACCATATATTGAAAGTCATAGGGGGTCAAATAATTTTAAATTGCTCTAAGCAACCTTATCTTTAACACCTTTACTAACTCATACTCAGCAACTTGGTATCATAAATAAATATGGACAAAATTGGAGAATTTAAAGAATTTTTAAGCAAAGAATTAGAAGCCTATAGCAAGTCTATAGTGTTTAATAGAAACCCTGTATCGATTGAATATTACACAAGTGAGTTCTACTCTAAGATAGTTAATGAGTTTGTTAGACTTGAAGGTCTACCACAGACTTATATAGATCCTAAAATACCTGCTAAAGAGTTTATGAAGGTAGCAAGGGATTTAAGAACCTTAGCAAAACCATATAGAAGAAGATTAAGAAAAGAGAAACCACCTAGAAAAGAGTATAAAAAGCCAGGACCAAAGCCTAATCTAAATCCTATACCTAAATTAAAAAAACTCCCTGTGCTATAATTTTTATATTGTTGCTAGATATAACTTAGGCAGGAAACTAGCGAGATAATTTTTCATCAAGATTGGGCTGGGGTAATACCTAGCCTTTTCTTGTATAATATACATAATTCTTTTGTCAAAACCCTGCCTTGTAAATTATTAATTTTTTAAAAATTTTTACTTTAAAACCAACAAGGTAGGGTGATAAAATATAAGAGCCATCTTAGTATTTAGTTTTTCGCCAAAACCATATTAGGATGGCATTAAGTTATTTCTTTTTTATTGCATCCCTAAGGGAAAATCCCATAAGAGCTAAGAATAAAGTGTCAAACATATTGAATTGGTCTTCAGTTATATAACCTAAGTTATAAGCAACGATAGTTAAAAACATACCTGCTACAGCAACATAGGTTTTATTACCGTCTAAACTGCTCCAAGCAGTTACAAGGTCTATAAAAGGAGGTTTAGTTGTAGGTTTATCTTCAACCTTAACAGGTCTAAGCCAACCAATGACATCATCATAGTTGTGTGTTATCTCAACACATTTTTTAATAGAGTTCCAATTTTGATCAAATGATGTAAATTTCATGACATCACCATTAATGTAGATAGCAACGTGTCCATGAGGTCCAACGCCTTTACCCCAAACTATAATATCCCCCTCTTGAGGAACAGCATTAGGATCATTAACAACTCTTTCAAACTTTTCATTATCTTTAGCGTAATCCCAAATTTGGTAGGCTGATGCTACAGGAAACATTTGAATTGGATTTGAAATACCTAAAACATCTACAAGGTATTGATTAAATAAATCGACACATTGAAAAGAGTAAGCTTTATCAAAATCTATACTTTTATTTTTATATTTAGAAACAAAATCTTTAAATGTCATGAGATATAAATAATATAATTTATCTTTTTTTGAAAGAGAGATTGAATAGAAGTTTAGATTTTTTGTAGTCGGTAACTTCTTTTTTAACAAAATATGTTACATAAACAAAGAGATTAACTTTTCTTCTTTTTTCGTTGTATTTATTTAGACCTTTTTCTATACCTGTTAAAACACTAGGTCTAAGTTCATCAGATTTAAAATGCTTATCTTCGAATACAAGGCACATATATTCTATAAAATTGTCGTGATTAAAATTTGAGTTAAATAAATTTTGCTTCATAAATGAAAGTGGGAGCGTTTATAGTCTGCTCCCAAGACTTTACTACTTACTTCCACCAAGGCTTGTTTTGCTTGTTCTTGTTCTCAACACGTTCGTTGAGATCCCCAGAAGCAGAAGCGTCCACACGAGCCTGATGCCAAGCACTTCGTGCCTGGTTGTTTGTTGCACCGGTTTCAGTTCGAGCGTGGTGTTGCTCGTAATGACCGGTTGAGGGCTTACCCTCGTCTTTGTCGGCAATGTCCTCAGCGAGAACAGTCCAATTGAACCAACCCATAGCACCCTCCTTGTTGGGTTATGTTTATATACCCTTTCGGGTAACTATATTATCTATCAATAGGTGAAATTAGTCAAGTAGGAATTGACCTTATTTATAAAAATGAGTGAAAGCAAATTGAACTGCCATTGCAAGTCCAATGCCTATAAAGATATATTTTTGTAATCCTTCGATTTTCTTTTCGATATTTGGGAGTCTATGTTTGACTACCTCATCCAAGTTTTCCTTGATGTTTTCAACTTTTTCTTCAAGCTTAGCCATTCTCTCATCAAGCCTCATATCAAGTTATACAAAAATGACCCTCCCTGCCTTAGAGCTGGGTTAAATACTGCTTCTGCATAAACTGTTGCGTTTGTTGTACCATTGTTCCAACTTGCAACATAGTTTGGATCAGCGCTTGTAAAAATTCTATAAGAGATACCACCATTACCAAAACTCCCATTGTGTCTTGCAACCAGAGTTTGTCCAGCAGATGGAGAAATAACTGCATTGGTATCATTGTTAATAGTATCTAAAAATAATCCATTTTCAGGAACTGCTATTGCTCCTGTATAACTTCCACTTGCGACACCTACATCTCTTGTTGCAGATAATGGATTTGCAGTATTTACATTGTAAAAACATATAGCTGAACCAATATGTGGGATAGCATCACTAAAATCAGCAAACATTAAATTTGTTCCAACAGGGGGATTTACAAGATATGAAATATAGACTGTCATGTTGTTAGAACTTCTTTGAACAGCAACTGTCATTGGTTGACCTGCAAATGTGTTGTTTGAAACAGTTACAGATGCGTTATTAAAACAAGCAATAAAAAATACTACTCTGTTAGGGTTAGCAGCTATTGTTAAATTGCTGCTGTAATTAAAATTGGCATTATATTCTTCAAATGATGAGTCAAATTTGATAGTTTCGTACATTACAAGTTGTAACCAACTGCATAACCATCATAGAATCCTGATGCTGTGCATAAGAACCCGAAAACATCGTTTTTTGATGCTGTTGAGGTTAGGGTTGGGGCTGTGCCTCCTGCCCAGTAAATAGTTGATGGGAATACTACTCTTCTACCACCTGTTCCATCTTGTCCAAGTCTTGTGATTAAAGCTTGACCAGCAACAGGATTTGAAAAAGCAAGTGTTGTAGTAGCTGTAGATAAAGTTAAAGAGTGTATATTTGCAAATGACCAATCAAATGTAGATGTAGCTGTTGAGATTAATTTACTTTCAACAGGGATATAAGTTCTATTTACAAAAGTAGTTGAAACTAAAGAGGTGTTGGTAATAGTACCGCTAGCAAATACTGAAGAACCGATATTAACTGATACTAAAGAGTTACCAGCAAAAGAAATATTATTTAAAGTAGAGTTGTTAATAGTGACTGATACTAAAGATAAATTAGATAAAGTTTTATGAGTACCATCAGCATTGTGTTGAGTTGTAAATACGTCATTTAAAGAATCAGCCCAAACAACGTCAGGTACAAACTCAACGATCGCCCCGATTGCGTGGTCTTGTGCTGAAGTTCCACCTAAACCCCTTACAAGACCTGTAACAGTTGATCCTGATACACCTGTAAAAGAAATATATTCGGTTAAGGATGGGGTTAAAGTACCATTAACATCAACTCTATCTACAACTAAGATACCAGGAATACTAGCTGATGCTTGTAAATCTGATGTAACAGAAGTAGTAAAAGTTATTGTTCCTGTTTCTGAGGTAAGCAAAGTATTTGCTAAAACCTTCTGAACTGCGTTTTTAAGTGGTACATTATATAAATTAGCCATAATTTAGAAATAATAAATAAATATTTAAATAGCAAGTTATATTCGAAGAGATGAAGACAGGGAACCTTCAGGTTGTAAAGTTGCTGATAATTTGATATCTACCAACTGAAAGTTAGTTTCTGTATCGTTTTGAACTATTTGAAACTGTACGTTCCTACCTGTTTTATATAATGATGACCATCTAATTATGTCTTGTGGTGTTGGAGTTATAACATTAGTGTTAGAAGTACCCCAATTATGGGAACCCCATAGGTCTGTACCCCATCCTGTACCTCCTGTTGAACCTGTTAGTGAGAAAGATTTAACAGCTTGTCTAATAATCCCTGCTCTATCTTCATAAATTATTGAAACATTTACAGTTCCTGATACTTCTCTAAAGAGTAAGTTTAAAAGTTCAAAGGTCTTTAGAACTGACCAATTATCAAAATCATCTTTTTTAGTTTTAACTGTTTTAATAATAGCTGATCCTGAATCTGAGTTAAATTTAGAATTAAACTCTCTAACTATTCCGTCATTACAGCCAGCAAGGTACCTGACTATACCATCAGAATCAATGTACTCAAGCCATTGAGTGATGCCAAATGGAGTTTTCCAAGGACCCATAAAACAAGCTCTTTCATAATCATAAATCATAGTTTCTTTGCTATTTGGTAAAGAGAATAAATATTTGTAGTCCATGTAACCTGATGCAATAGTTCCTAAATCAGAAGCAGATATGTTTTGAACATAAGGTCTAATTCTAGCTGAAACCTCAGCAGTTCTAATTTGAGATAGGTAGCTTCTTTCAGCTCCGATTGTTTGTAGACCTAGTCTTCCAAAGTAGAAGGTATTGTTTTGAATATTAACAATGCTTCTAAATGATGAAGCACCTGTTGGGGATATGATTTGTTGTTGTGGATTTAAGATAGAGTAGTTACCAATATCAACATAACTTAAAGAAACAAAGTATACTGATTCCTTCATAAATACCAAGATGCCAGGAGTATTAAAACCACCAAAAGAGTTTTGACCTAACACTTCAATACCTGTAATTTCATCACCACTATCAGGTGCAATCTTTATGTATCCACCACCATTTTGCCAGTTAAATCTATCTTGGTACGGATATTTACCTGAAATCATAAGCATTGTAGGGTCGTTTTCAATACCTGCTAAAACTAACCTATCATCAAATCTTTTAATGTATTTAGCTTTTACCCCTGCTGTAGTATCAACTGTTGGTGTAAAGGTAGATGATTGTGGAGTACCTGTATCGGTGTAAGAAGATACTGTAGGTCCAACGTTTGCAATTAAGGTTTCATCACCAGGTAGCCCTGCATAAATACCAAAGCCTACGATATCTGTTGATGCTGTTGATGGCTGTACCCAATTTACTCTAGCTGTAAAGTTTTCTCTGTCAAAAGACATATTGTTAAGTAAAACTGCAGAAGATGGTAAGGTTTCTCCTGTTTTTGAAAAAGCTGTGATTCTATAAGACCAAGTAGCAGTACCTGTAGCACCTGATACGTACGCTACAGTTACAGATGCAGGAGCTGAAATGCCGTTATAGACAGACACATTAGTGCCATCATATCTTGAAAATTTAGTAGAAGAAGAAACCAAGTATTGGTAGTTAGCAATTTGAGTAGAATTAACAATAGCACCTGAAGCAAAAGAAACTCCTGTAACTACTGTTGTTGATGTACCTGATTTCTTTCTTAGGTATCCTGTATCAGTTACAACTAAAAGTTCATTAACTGAGGTGTTTAAGTTTTCGTATTTCTCAAGCATTCTGATAGTAGTTGATCCTGTTGAGAAATAGGTCTGAGAACCCCATCTACCTGTCACAACACCAGCACCAATCAACATACAGTTATCAGCTTGTACTAACTCTGTTTTTTGAATTTCTGTTGGAGTGTAATAAAGATTTAGACCTCCTGGGAAGCCATTGTAGATTGATTGAAATCTTGGTTGTGGTGAGTAGCTAGGAGTTCTAGTGTTAAGTACAGGCATTATCCATCAACTCCTATTGTGAAACTATTTGTATCGATTGGTATTCTATTAACTTTTCCAAATGGTACATTTTGTTCCTCAATAGCGTTGGATAACATTCTTTGAGCATCTGCTTGAAGAAGTGGATATCTTGAATCACCTCTAGCTTGAAATACCATAGCAGATACTCGCTTAACTAGATATTGTGATGCTGAAATTGGAACAAAATCAGTTGTAGTTGCAACAGAAGAAGGGAAAGACATATAGTCTATTTGACATGATGCACCACTTTCAAGTGCAGGATTTACAATCAACTGTTTATTCCTAAAAGTGTTCATAAGGTAGCAGTATTTATCAGTATCGAATTTTGAAAATCTTTCTCTAGCATCAATGAGAGGGTATTCTGTAGGCAAATTTCCTGTATCTGAAAAGACGTATAGAGTAGATAAAGGCTCTCTAAAGTTAGTTGGGAGATTTACTACATTTACAGATGCAGTTGAAGTGTTGATAGCTAAAGTAGTTCTTAGATCTTTCCAAGTATAGGTATCAGCCCACTCTCCTAAAGCATCATTAACATATTGAAGTCTAACAGATAGGTCGGTACCTGTAGGAAGCACAGCTTCTTGCTCGGTTAATCCTCCAACAGATTTAAGTATTGTAGCTACGTCATAGAATACGGTCATAACTTATGAATAATAAATTGTGTAGGTTATTTCAACTGCTAATTAAAGTTCCACCTGCAAAATCAGGTTGAGTTAGTATGTAGTTATAAATTTGAGGTAGTATAAGCTTTGTTTTATCAATTACAGACACATCAATAACATAGTCTATAGTATTAACTTCATCTGAAACTGATACATAGTAGAAGTTATTATTTACTCCAAGTGAGGTTATATTCCAATTTGTTCCATTTAAATTAATCATATTATGAAGTGAAATAAATAACCCTTCCCCCAGCTCCTGGTCTACCACCTTCTTGTGCTGTTGGTTGTGATAAATCAACAGTAATAGCACCATAAGCTGCAGCTGTTGTCCATGCAATACTGCTTGAAACTCTTGATAATGCAAGTCCTGATACAACTCTTGGGTCAGTTGCCACATTAGTCAAAAGTGTAACACCTGTACCACCTGCAAAAGCACTACCTACACTTGTTGCAACTACTGTGTATTGAGTATTATTTGTAGTTGGGGTATAACCTAAATTTGTAACTGCTGTTGTAGCACTATCACTTGAGTTGGTAGCAAAATTTACATAAGGACTGTTACCCTCATGTTGTGCTGTATTTTGAATTTCATCAAGAGTTATTCTGATGGTATTAACAGGATTAGTAAAATTTATAAATATTCTATCTTGTAATTGGTCATCATTTGGATTTAATAAATAACCTCTGAATAAAAATAAAGACCTTGTTGGATTTGCAATAGTTCCAAATGCTACTTGAGCAACTTCTGTAAATGACATTCCCATTCCACCAATGTCAAAATTATTAACTCCTACTGTACTTCCTGCATCATAAGAAACATGAACAGCCATCAGATAATAAGAGCCCTCATTTAATGCTTGATTTGGTCTTATATTTAGATATTGAACAGTAGCAGTTGATAAAAATATAGTGGCATCACTTCTTCCAAGAGCAAGTGTGTTAGCATTACCTGCTGAAGTTCCACCTAATCCCCCAGATACAGTTGGAACAGTAACCCCATCAAATCCCCATGAAGTAGCAGTATGTAAAATTACATAACCACCTTGACCACCTCCCCCACCTCCAAATATACCTCCAGTTCCAGTAGCATTACCACCATTACCACCTTTTGCTTCTATAGCTCCTAAACTTGTCATTTGAGGTGAGGCAATAAACACAACACCTCCACCTCCACCACCAGCACCAGAAGTAGCACCAGTACCTGTTGCAGATTTAGAACCTGCACCACCACCTACTGTGTAAGTTGGTTGAGCTACTGTAGTTACAGTTGGGGATATTAGTGGGTTTTGATAAGTAAAAAAGTTCCCAATTAATTGTTTTCCACCTAAAACAGGAGAGGTTAAAGAAGCTAATGCTACATTGTTTGCAACTCTATCAGTTATTGCAGACCTTGCACTTGCACCTCTTCCACCTACATTTCCTATATAAGTGTTAACAGTTGGTAGTGGTGATACTGCTCCAGACCCAGCTACAGCACCAGTACCAAGTCCAGCAGCCCCATTACCCCCAGCTCTAAAAAATCCACCAGTAGCACCTGTTCCTGCTGTATTAGCTGAAGCATTACCTCCATTATTTGATATTGTTCCATCATTAGTAAATCCTGAAAGAGCAAAAATTCTGTACCCAGATGTTAAAAGTGTGTATCCATTAGCCAAATAAAATGAATCTGCATAAATATCCCTTAACTGTGTATATGTTTGTGTTGAAGCATTATAAGAAACAAATGGTAGGGTATTAGTGCTTCCTGTACCATCAAGGTTTACAGTTGCATCTGAACCATCTCCGTAAAATGGCATAATTTGGTCACCAGTATTTGTACCTGATAAATTAGCAGATGTTAAAGTACCTGTCCAAGTTCCAGATGAACCTCTAATAATTCTTATAGAAGCTGTAGAAGCTACAAGCATTCCACTTGACCTTAAAATATGTGAAGAAACTGTAGAAGCAAATACTCCACCTATTGCATTTATAATTCCTGTTGAGATTGTTGAGGCAAATAAATTGTTTGCATATAAAAAGTCAGTTGAAACTGTTGATGAATTTACAATTCCATTTGAATATAAAATATCAACAGATGCAGTTGATGGTAGTTGTGCTGATACTGTGTTTAGAACTGCTAAAGAACCTAATGATAGGTTACCTCTTGCAGTTTCAATGTTATTTAAGTCAGATAAGTTAGATGCAATCTTAAGCTGAGCATCATTAGTTACATTACCTAAACCTACATCAGATTTAGTTAATGAATTAAGAACTGCTAATGAACCTAAACTTGGTAAATTTAAAAGTGAGGTATAAGAATAATCATTGAGAACTGCTAAAGAACCTAAACTTGGTTTGTTTGTGATTTGGGTTAAATAATCAACTGTAGCTTGGTAGGCAAGAGATGATAAAGATGGTTGATTAGTTAAACTTGTAAAGGATAGTTGGTTCATTTCTGCTAGAGAACCTAAACTTGGTTTGTTTGTTAATTGATTTGATGTGTAATCTAATGTTGCTTGAAAAGCTAAAGAACTTAAACTTGGTTGGTTAGTTAGACTTGTAAATGAAAGTTGATTCATTGCAGCTAAAGAACCTAAACTTGGGGTATTTAAAATTGAACCATAAGATAGTTGGTTCATTACAGCTAAAGAACCAAGTGATGAAAAAGAAACTAATTGATTTACTAAGCTACCCAAAGATAAATTTAAAAATTGTGAAGAACCATTAGATAAAATAACTTGCCCAGATGCAAGAGATGATATAGAAACATCAGTTAAAGATGCTAAAGCACCAGCACCACCAAAGTAGGCTAAAGAGTTCCAAGCAGAAGTTCCATTACCAACTTTTAATTTCCCTGAATCAGTTTCAAGTCCAAATTCTCCTTGAGCAAGTGTAGGATTTACTGATGACCAGTTTGTTGATGTATCTCTTCTAATTTGTATTTGCTGTGCCATTATGCGTTTCCTCCATTAATATTTTGGGAGATTAAATAAACTGCATTTGCACTCCCACCATCTATGTTAATAAATACATCATCATTTGTCCAATTAGAACCATTATATTTTAAGTAATTTCCTGTGGCTAAAGAAACAAAAGAAACATCAGTTAAGGAAGCAAGTGCTGAAACACTAGGAGGAAGTACAGAAGTTAGGCTTTTGTTATACCAAAATTGAGATGCTCCACTAATTAAAATTTGACCTGATGCTAAAGATGCGATTACAACATTATGTAACTCATCTAACTCATAGCCATTAATAACATTAACAACTAAAGAACCATCAGTAGTTGCTTTAACAACTGTTCCAAGTCTTACATAATGTGTTGGTGCTTTTGTTGGAACATTAGTGTAATAACCTGCAGTTGCACCTGATAGATAAAGAGTGTTTCCAGCACTAAAAGATGATAAATTTAATCCTGTAATTTCTCCAAATGTAGTTACCCAACCTGTTGCACCATCATTAATAGTTTCTGCAGTTAACCCTAAAGTAAAAGCAGAAGTCATATCTGATGTTGCAATAGCTCTTTCTACTGTTGGAGTGTTTCCAGAAACCCCGTTGATATAAACTGCTGTACCTTTTGGCATTGTAGAACCTGTTGAGTTTCTTACTCTTTTAGGAAAGACATTTTCCATACCAAGAGCCACATCAACTGTTCCACCAGCAAGACCTACAACTGTAGTTCCAATATCATTTACCCAATTCATCTGTCCTTCTGAAGATAAAGTTGCTCCAGAGGTTAAGTTCCAATCAATGTTTGATATATGTGCTGTATTAATTGTTGCAGTAGAGGCAATAATACGAGAAGTATTGATAAGATTAGTTGAAATAGTTGAAGAAGTAACAAGATTAGTTGTTCTAAGAGTTCCAGCAATGGTTGCATTTGAGTTTACGATTAGATTATTTACTATTACAGGGTCAGTAACTACAAGTGTAGCAAGAGAAATTAAAGCTACGTCCGAATTTCTAAGCTTATTTAAAATGGGATCCCAATATGGAATTATAGTACTCATGCGTAGGAATAGGTAGCTCGTGAATCCCAAGACTTATTGTAAAGTGTAGAAGAATCAGCCCAATAAATACTTATAGGATTAACAGTATTAACCCTTTTTATTTTCCAAGAAGCAGCAGATGTTGCAGTTCCAGGAACAGCGTATCCAATATAAATATCAGAACCAACAACATCAATAAGCTGAGTTTCATCAACTTCTCTAGTTCTATTGAAAGCTTGACCTGATGTAGAATTACCAACTCTTCCGAATTGTTCGTACATCATTAATGCTTCAGGGGAGTTAATACCACTTCCCATTGCATCAACAGAATTTAAGTTAGCCATTGGTCATCCTTTCTAAATCTCTTTCAATTTGTTGTTTTTGATTGTTTAAAAATAAATACCTAGACATAGTTTTAATTTGTTTTTCTAGGTTGTTGGTGCCAAGTCTAGCACCTAAAGATTTTATGTAATAGATAATGTCATCCATATTTTGTGGATTAAAAGTATTAACGTACTCTAGGATCCTATTGATATCGTGTTCGTATTTACCAACGTCATAAGAGTTAATACCAAACATCTCAGCTACTTTTAGCTTTGCCATTTCACCAGGTATAACCACATCTTGAGGTTTAACTTCCTCAATAATTGGTGCTATAACAGGGGTTTCTAATTGTACTTTCTTGACGTCTTCTGCTCCGAGCATAGTTTATAAATACTAATTTATTGATGGTTTTTCAACTGCAGGTGCTTTAGGTTTCTTTTTAACAGGAGGTCTTACATAGATTTTATCTTTATTATCAAGGTAACTTATTAAGAAAAACTCAAAGTCTTTCCAATACATTGAAACTACAATATCTTCTCTATCTTTTTTAGTTATTGCTACAGGTATTTTATTTGGTTGTTCTGCTTCTTTTAACGCTTTTTCAATTTTAAATGATTTCCCGACCTTGCATTGAATTGATAAGTCGCCAGTACCTTGAATATCGTATCCAAGACCTTCTTGATACTCAAGTTGCCTTTTAGCATCAGGGTAATAGGGTCTAAGCATGATTGCCACTTCTCTTTCAAAGTTATGTCCTTTACGTCTTGCAGTTTTACCCCCAGCCATTAGTAATCGTTATCTCCCCATTTTTCAAAGTATAGTTGTTTATTTCTTTCAATTCTCCCTTGTGAGTTTTCAATGTGCCTTATGCTTGTTCCATTAACAGGTTTATTAAAATTAACAAATTCAATAGGAGCTATTTTTATATTGTTTGCTCTAATTCTTCTCCAAAAGTCTGTATCTTCCCAATGGGAACCTTCGTTAAATCTCATATCGTATAAACCTATTTGTTCGTAAATATTTTTAGGAACACAAAAAATCCATGGAAGTGCATCAAATTTTCCATTTAATTTAGGGTAAGTAACAGTATCAGGGATACACATTTCTTTTAAGTTACCCTCAGTTTGATAATTTGCGTCACCTACAAACACTATATAATCTCCAGTAGCTAAAGTTGCTATTCTATTCCAAGCATCAGCAAACCCTATATGAGCCTTTATTGGATTAACTAAAGCTAATATTTCATCTGCACCAACAAGATTTTCCATACAATCATAAAGCATCTTAGCTTTACCTTCCGAAGTCCATAAAGATGAGATAACAACACTAACTTTCATTTACTAACCTTTGTTTTATCTTGGTACTAGACTCGTGTTTTCTAGGTGTATAAACTAAAGTAATTTCATTATCTTCAAGGTATTCAGGAATAATCCCAATTTGATTTAAATAGTTTTTAGATAACCAATCAGAACCTACAACTAAAATATCAGGTTTAACTTTTTCAATAGTTTCTCTGCAATCTTCTCCTGATTCGTGAAAATATGCAAAGTCTACATAACGACAAGCATCAATCATAACAATCCTATCTCCTTGATGGATAACAGGTCTTTTACCTTTATATCTTTCTACAAATTCATCTGCGTTAATGGCAACAAAAACAGTTCCACCCTCACCTGCAAGGTACCTACATTGTTTAAATAAATCTATATGTCCTACATGAAGCAAATCAAATGTTCCTATTGTTAGTACTTTTTTCATAAAATTGTGTCCATTATAACCTTTGCAAATGTCTTTGGAGAATAGTTTGGAATTATATACTCATCTCTAAAGTTATGTTTATTTTCTAAGTTTAAAGCCTCTAGCATGGCTATGGTGAAGTCAGGAGTAGTTGCCATAGATTTGACTACAGCAGGTATTTTAGATGCCTTAGAATCAAGCGTAGCAAGTACAGGTACGTTACAAGCTAGTGCTGATAATGCGATTTCAAATGACTCGTTAGTATCTTCAATTAAAGACACAGCTTTAGATTGATTTATTACTGTAGTTAGAGTACTTGTGGCATCAAGAGGAAGTTTGACAGTTGAATTTAAAGTTTGTGAAATAGAGCCATATACTCTAACTTTTGAAAAGAAATCTAGTTTTCCAACTGACAAATCCTGTGGAAAACAAAATGTAAAATATTTTTCTGTAAGTTGTGGGAAATATGATTTAGTATTAACAGGTACTGCAACACTAGCAGATTTATAGTTTTTAACTTCTTCTTGTGTTTCAACAAACACATGGTCAAAGAAATCATATAACTCAGAGTTATGGTTATTACCCTTATGGATTAAATATTTAGGTACTTTCTTAGTTCTAAATTTAGCATAGTCATAGTTAGTACTGCCAACAAAATAGATATGTGTTGGATCAAAATACTCGTTAACTCCAAACTCAATAGCCTTATCTGTGTTTCTAAAATTAATATCAAACTTAGGTCTTCTTAACGTGTTCATTTGGTCGGTGTAGGCAAACACCATCATCTCAAAGTTTTTATTTAAATGGTTAAAGGATTCAAATAGACCATTATGTAACCCAAAATAGTAATCAGCAGGTTTATAGTCTGTATAAATAAACGCTAGTTTCTTACCTCTCATTTAGAAGTGGTCTGTCCAAAGTTTAGCAATTCTCTTCCACTCAAAATTCTTTGCACCATCTATACCCTTTTGCTTCTCCTTGGCAAGTCTTTCCTTGTCCTTCCACAAAGAAATTAATTCTTTAACAAATTCTTTTCTAGTTGCTTCTTCATATATATCTCCATCAATTAAAACACCTGCATAAACAGTATCGAGTAACCCTGCATAAGCAATAGTTACAGGCACACAACCTAGTTTTAAACTATCTAGGGCAGTTATGCAGTTCGTTTCTCCAAAATGTGTAGGGTATGCCCATATATCTGCATTTGCTGTAGCCTTGTCTAGTTCTTCTTTAGATACCCTACCATACTCAGTTATACCTTCCTGTTGCATCATTTTTATCATATTCTCTTTCCACTTCATCATCTGTGGGTTATTAGCATGACCCTTGTCAAATAAATTCCAGCCATAGTAAATTGAAAGAGTTGCTTCAGGTACTTCTTTTTTAATTTCAGACCACATTTGTAGTAAGTGAATTAAGCCTCTATCATAGCTCGACTTATAGATTAGTTTCATAATGTAATTCCATTGGAAATAACTACTCGTTTATCTAATTCAAGTTGTGGTATCTGCCTTGCGTGCCATTTAGATTTGAAAAACACTTTATCAACTTTCTCGCATCTTGATTCAAACCAATCAGAAGCATTTACTATATCGTGTAAATCTACAAAGTGTTTTCTAGTCTTGATGTTAAAGTCTAAGAAAGCAGGAGTTCTCCAAGAGATAAAGATATTAAACTCATCATTAAAATTAACTTTCCAATATTTCTTGTATTTAACTCCATTGATAACCTTATCTTCCTCTGTATCGCAGTAAACAGTAACATCATAACCTAGCTTTACCCACTCCTCTGAAAGATAAATTACTGCAGATTCAGAACCACCGATACCTACTTTTAAGTTATCTCCGTTCCATTTCTCAAAATGTGGTCCATAGAAGGAAGCAAAATAGACAATAGACTTATCATCATGTTTAACTCCAGGAACTTGAGACATTATTCTTTTAATAAATTCTTCCCCCTCAAATGCTTTAGGGGTCATATCAAGAAGTGCTTTGACTTCTTCATACATTTTGTTCTTTAAATAAAATGTTGCTAGGTTTAAAAACCCTTGTGCTAACATCTCAGATTCTTTTAGGTAGATAGTGTCCTCAAGTAGTCTATCTTGTACTAACTCGTGTCTTTTCTTAGCCCAAGTTAAACACTCATCAAGTTTTCCTTCCTTGTGAGCTTGTTGCCATTTAATTGAATAGTAAAGCATCTCAACCTCAAGGGGTGAGGATATAGTAGCTTTAGAAGTTACAGGACCTAAAGCTTCAAATACTTTGATGTAATGAGTAGCTAGTGGCAGGTTATTTTCAATAATTAGAAGCTCTGCTAGTTTTAGATAAGATGTGTGGTTAGTTGGAAAATATACTGTTGATAGTTTATAGGCATCTATTGCTTCTTTATTTCTACCAAATCTTGATAAAATCATTCCTCTGTATTCGTGAGCGTTACCAATTTCTTCTTCCCATCCTGACATTGGAATATACATATCAATGTATTTCAAAGCAGTTTCAAAATGATTTGGACCTAAGTCATAGTAAGTTTTAGCCAAGTAAAATAGGGTTCTTGGATCTGTATAGTTTTCTTCTTTAGCTTGTAGTTCAAGTATTCGTATATTTCTTTGCAATGAAGCGTGTGAGTTTTCTAAGTTTGCAGTATGTACCCAAACTAGGTTTCTTCCTTCCTCTACACTTCTTGAATAAGGACTCATCTTTAGATTTGGTTTAGTAGGGATTAAAACCTCATGTAGGTGTGATTTCCATTTAGACACATCAGGTCTAACAAACCTTTCTCTTTCGTGCATGATAACTGTTTTTTTAACATTACCTTTTTCATCAAAGATATTTGAGTACCAATAGGTGCAGTAAATTAAATCTAAATCTTTTTCAGTTGCTTGTTTAAGTAGTCCTTGAATCTCCTCACCACCAATTAAAATATCATCATGGTCAGCCCAAGAGATGTAGTCATATTTATCAGCAGGTACCATATCCCACACAACTTGTCTTGCCTCATGAAACCTAGCAAACTCCCACTTACCTTCTTCCCATTGATGATAGATTTGTGGGTGTGTTTCAGGTGAGGTTGAGATAGAGTAACCTCCATACTTCTTAACAAGTTTATGTATCTCAGAATGTTTACCTGACGGACCTGTAACGGCTACATATACCTTGTCAAAATATGGGGTAAAAGATTTAAGGGATTTTTCAAATTCTTCTTTTTGGGAATCGTCTTTGATGATGTAGGTGAGGGCTACTTTAATCATTTTTAAGGGCAAATAAAGTCCTTTCTATTTCATTTAGCTTTTTATAACTTTTATTAACTTGATACCTATAATAACTTCTAATTAAAAATAATTTAATTTTATTTGTTTCTTTTCTATAAAAGTGATTATAAGTACCTGCTAATTTTAATCTCCAATCCATATAGGTTTGGTGGGCTAGCCTCTGGTGGCTAATTTCTAAGTATGTAATAAATTTTTCTTTTAGGGTATCTTGGTTAATTCCATTAGCATCAAGTATATTAATTAAATCCCACTTAGATAATTTTAATAAATTCAACTTTGACAGTTTTAAATAGTTGTAATTCATCTTTTTATATTTTATCAGCAACTTTAAGAATTGGTATCCTCCTAGCCAATCCTGCAACAAACTTCCTATCCCATTTTTGGTGTGGGTAAATTGCTTTAATCATATTGTAAAAAGTTACGGGAATCTCAAGCTGTCTTTGCCACAAATCAGCACCATCTTCTTTAATCATTCCATTAGCGTCTTTAAGTTCTTTTCTGATGGTTGCAACTGATTCTTGGAAGGCGTGATACTGCTCAGGATACTCTGTGTACCACAAAACAAATAACTCCCAAATAACTTCCCAATCTTTATCTCCATCAACAAATGTAGGTCTGCCTTTGGCAAGTTCTACAATTCTTTCAACTGTTTGTAATTTCTTGGCTGATACAGCGACATATTGTAATTCTACTTGGTCGTCTAAATTCATAGTAAATGCTGGGGGTAGATTAACCTGAATCGTGTTTGAATTAATTACCCCCATTACATTATACATACCCCATAAGAAAACTCAAAATGGTATGACCACAGGGCAACAAAAAAGCAGGGGTTTTACGCCCTGCTTCTTTGGTTCTCTGTTTAAGAGGCTAGACTATAGAAGTCCAGAAACTTTAACAGATGCAGGTTCAGCTAATGACTCTACTGTCAATTCTGTTAGGTACATACCTTTGTCTGCATCACCAGTTTTAGCTAGTTCAACAAATTGAGGTTCTCTACCTTCTAAGAAAGCCATCTTGAATGTGTCAAGTCTTAGAGCATACATCTTACCAGCAGCAACATCCTTGTGAGGAACTACGTTAACAACTCCAGCTGAAGACTCAAATGTACTTACATTTTGGTATAAGGTATTTGTGTTGTTTGCGAAGTTGGTTACATATGTTCCGAATGTTGTGAATCTTCTCTTAAGAGCCATAGTTGTAACGATAGTGTCAGCAACATATTCAGCACCTACTTTATCCCAAGAAGCTTGAATAGCATCTTCAACCATTGCCATTGACAATGATACGTTTGATAAAACAGAAGTGTTTGTTGTGATACAACCATCGATTCCAACCATTCCTCTTGCAACTCCAGAAGCACCAGAAGCTTTAGTTCCGTTTAATAGAGCGAACTCCATTTTAGCGTTTAATCTCATTAAAGCTTTTTCCTTTTGGAAGGATAGAGGGTCTTGATTTGTTGCAACAGTTACAGCTCTTTCAGAACCAGTAACTTGGATAACTTCAGTGATGATAGCTGTGAAGTTGTTTGATCTAACAGGAGCTGTTAAGTCAACAATAGTAGCGTCAGCACCTTCGATTGCGAAAGTTACAGTTGTAGGTCTTGCTTGATAGTAAGTTACCCACTCGTGTAGCGTGTTTCTAGCAACGGAAGTTCCAAGGTTACCAGTTAGATAGTTTCCACCTAAAGGAGATACATCTTTTAAGATAGACAATAAGTCTTCTCTTCTTGATGCGTCTTGATAGGTTTGTAATCCGATTGGCATATTATTTTATTTTCCTGCCTTTCTACAGGTAACTTTATATTCCAAGAGCTTTTAGTCTTTCTCTCAAAGCTGAAGAATCACCTTTTTGTGTTCTTGCTCTCAAATCGTCTAAATTTGGTCCATCTTGTCTTCGACCAGTACTCGAAGAAAGAGGAGCATTTGATGCAACTTGTTGTTGAGCTTTTTTGAACTCTTGATTTGCTTTCTCAGCCTCTTTTTTAGACATACCACTTGGTTTATAAAAACTTATTACTTGGTCAGCGACACTAGAAAGTGAAGAAGACTTCCCTTCGTAGTACCTCTGCCTGATTACCCTGTCTTTTACTAACTCAAAGAAGTTAGGATCAAATTCAGGGCTTTGAGGGTCAAGATATGGGTGCTTCATATGAGCTTCCCTTACCTCAATTTCCTCTCTTGCTTGTTCTGCAAGACGTCTTGCCTCAAGGGCTGATACTTTTAATGCTTTCAGGTCGGCATTAAGTTTTTCAATATCTACTTCCCCGTCTGCTGTTATGTAGTCTGTGTCCTGAACATCTGCTACAGGTGAAACAACAGGGTTGCCCTTGAAAGTTTCATAAACTGAACCATAAGCAATAGCTGGTTCAGAGTTCTTAGTACTTTCAACTTGAGCTAATCTTTCTTTTAGCTCTTTGTTACTTTGGAGCAACTTATTGAATTGCTCTCTTGTTCTGTCATTTGAACTTTCCGGCAGAGAAAATTCTTCAGAACCTTGTTCGACTTCGTTTTCAGATGGCAAGTCCTGAGGGGTTGTTTGAACATCACCCTGAGCATTTAGCTCTTGTGTGCCGTTTGGATTTAATTCATCCATTTTGTTCTACCTTTCTATGCTCTTGTTATGTGGGGGAGCATCACCCTATAGAAACTAATTAAGAAATAATAAATGATTTTTTAAATGTCAAATAATTTAATGGAGCCTAGAAGGAGAATCGAACTCCTAACCTGCAGTTTACAAAACTGCTGCTCTACCGATTGAGCTATCTAGGCATATGAAAAAGGGGTAGTCGAATTAACGACCACCCCAACCCCCTCGCTTTCGTAACTCGCTAAAGGTTTTTGGTGTGTCTAACACCCGACCATAATGCAGAATTTCATGATGAGTCCGGCATATTGTCATCAAATTAGCAAGTTCGTCCTGTCCACCATGTCTTCGCCAGACGATGTGGTGGACTTCAAGAATAATATCGGAATACCTACCACCAGCACCGCAGAAACGACAAAGAAAATCGTCCCTTTCAAGTACTTCATACCTAAGATGTTTTGGTAACCTTGCCACATAAATCCTACCTTTCGATACAAGCGTGTACCATTTGCCATCCCTCTTTTGCATAAGGTCTAGCAAGGATTACTGCTTGTTCCATGTAATCAAGAACTGGGTTTCTTGGTGCCTTTAAGGTCATCATAAGATTCCCATATTCATGGTACTTAACCAGAGTTATAACTAGCATTGATTCCATCAGAAATCCTCCCAACTTGACTCCATGTTTAGATAAAATTGGTAGTCCCTAAGCTCAATCTTTTCAATCCTCCAGCCATCTTGAATGTAGGATTTAGCCATGTTATATGCAACCTCTACATAAATAGACATATACACGTCCACGACTCTCTTGGTCATAAAAATTGGTTTTTCACCAAACTTGACCAAATGGACAACTAACTCAAAGTGAAAATGTGGTGGCATATACCCCTCCTTAAATATTGCCTAAGTTAAGAATACTATGTTTGGTATAATATTCCCAGATGCCTAAGAGATTTGTTCCTACAAACGTAGGGTTTGTTTTACACGATTTGAGAACGCGTAAAGGAAAAACCCAATATCAATTTGAAAAGAGGTTGGGATTTTCAAGAGAAAACATCAACGCTATTGAGAATATGAGAACCAACCCATCACTTCACACTTTTATAATGTTGTTTAATTTTCTAGGTTATGAAATTCACATTGTTGATAAAAAAACAAAAGAACGAGTAACTGATTTATTTATAATTGAAAACAACTGACGCTTTACCCGGTGGTATAATAAAATTATGGATATATATTATTTTAATGATTTTCTTAAAAAAACTAGACTTAAAAGAGGTTTAACTCAACAGCAATTTGCAGATGCTTTAGGAATTACTAAACAAGCTGTATCTGCTATAGAAGCTTATAAAAATAAAGTTTCTCACGAAGTGATTGAAGTATTTTGCAATCAGTTTGAATATAGAGTTTACTTCCAAAATTTTAAAGATAAGAATGCTTAGCATCTCCATCTTTTACGGGCTGCTATACCTCTTTCACCAGACCATGATTTTGATCTCGAGCAGAAAGCTTTTCGTCTTTTTGCTCTTTCTCCTGTCGGATTTTTTTCTGTAACTGCAGTTTGTAATTTAGAACCAGGGTTAGCTCTTCTATAAGCAGCAACCCCCCTAGCTGTCATACCTGCACCTAAATTTGTAGGTAAAAAGTTTCTATCTTTACCTTTAGTTGTTTTTCTAATATTCATTGTAAGTTTGCCAAATAATTTTTATACGCATTATGTGCATCTATTTCTTCTTTAAATAACCCTAAATATATTTGTTTTCCAGAAATTTTAATAGAAGATTGCCATTTATTTTTTAATTTGTGCCAAGTTACGCCATAATATTTAGAACTTTTTTTAACTTTTTGAAATCTGTAAATTTGATTTAATCTATTATCTACCCACCTTAAATTTTCTAAAGAATTATTTTGTTTATTTCCGTCTATATGGTCTACTTGATTATAGTTATTTTTATTTTCAATAAAGGTTTGAGCAATTATTCTATGAACATCAATCATTTTATATTTTTTTTCTTTATAAAGTTTTACACAAAAGTAACCATTTGAATTTAAAACTTGCTTTCTTAACTTACCTAATTTATTTTTATGAAAAGAATATATATTACCTTTTGAATCAATTTTGTATATACCTTCAAAACCGTTAATATCAGTTAGGAAGTTTCTATCTTTACCTTTAGTTGTTTTTCTAATGTTCATTGCCATATTCTTTTAGCCAATTTTTAAATAATTCTTTTGACATTACTCCATTTTTTCTTGAAACTTCAACGTCATTTCTTGTAATAATAAATGTTGGAATACTTGTAACTCCAAACTTTCCTGCTTCATCAGATTCTTCTATGTTGATCTTTTGAAACTCTATATTAGGGAACTCAGACTTTAGTTCCTCAAATATAGGTAACATTGTTTTGCAAGGGTTACACCAATCAGCGTAGAAGTCTAGTATTTTCAACATAGTTATTTTTTTCTGTAAGTTTTTAACTTAGCAAACTCTTTAGGGCTAATAGTTGATTTAGATTTAGGATTTGAAGTTCCTTTTCTTTTAGCTAATGCTATATTTTTAACCAAACTATTTTTCATTGCTTTTAGTTGTTTGATAGTTTTCTTCATTATTTTTTCTTCTTAGATTTACCTGCTTCGCTAAGGGCGATTGCGATAGCCTGGCGTCTTGATTTAACGATAGGAGCTTTTTTTGGTCCTTTAGGATTTTTACCACTATGTAAAGTTCCTGCTTTGTACTCTCTCATTACTTTAGAAATTTTCTTTTGTGATGCTGTTTTTTTCATTATTTTCCTTTCACTTTTTTCATTACTTGTTTTTTTACTTTTTTGTACATTTCCTTTTCCATTTTATCTTCTTTCATGTCGTCTTTTTCTTCAGCCATTTCCATTTTTTTCTCCAAAGGTTTTTTGACCTTTTCTTTAAGTTCTTTTAATTTGTAGTATAAGTTTGTAAATTCTTGTAGTTTCATAATATATAAATACTAAAATCTTTTGATTCTTTTAAGTGGTTTTACACGAGGAACTTTTACTCCCTTAATTCTTTTAGCTTTAGTTGCTTTAGGTTTTTTAACAGTTAATCTCTTAGGTGCAGAAACCTTAGGCATTCTTACCTTTTTAGGTTTAGATATTTTAGGTAGTTTAATTTTACTTGCTTTAATAGATAGTGATGGACCACCACCTGTAGATTTAAGTCCGATAGAAGAACCTGAAATATTCTTTTGTTTAGAAATTAAATCTTTAACTTCCAAAACCTTATCAATATCCTCAGTTCTCTCAGGGTTAGTTTCTTTTAATGTTTCTAAATCATCTTTTGAAAAATTTAAAATAACTTTTTGATCAGGAGTTAAGCTTTCTTCTGCTAACTCTAGTTGTACTGAATTTTCTAATGCTCTAAATTGTTGTGAGGTTAGATTTGGGGTTATTTCTCTTAGTTTTGTTCTAGCATCTTCAGCGTTTGTATCGGTATAAATATCTTTAATTAATTCTTTGATACCTGCATTTTCTTTAGTCTTTTCAAATGTTTGTTGTTCTTTTTCTAAAAATAGTTTCCTGTTTTGCTCACCACCACCTTCTCTTCTAAAAATCTTAACAATGTCATTAAGCATTGTCTTAGGTTCAAAATCAGAAGGATTTGCTTTAGATTTATTTAGTAAATCATTTAAACCACCTAGGGCGTATTGAGGTAGTCCAGGGAAATTAGCAGCTAAGAAGAAGTCTATCTCTTTTGGAGATACGTTTTTAATTCCGTTATCAAATAAGAATTTAGACAAATCAACAGCAAGTGGAGTTGAACTCTTGCTAAATCTTCTGTAGGAGTATTCTTTTAGGTCGCCTAAGTCTTCAATAGTTTGACCTTTAAATAAATCATATCCTGTTAAGAGTTCTAAAGGACTTCTAAGATAAGGGTTAATTGCTGCAGCACTACCCTGTCTTAGGTTTTCAACAGCTTTTTCAGGTGTAGATGCAAGACCTATTTCCTGTCCTGTAGTTGCCATTACTAGATCGTGTGTAGTATCAAGTAATGCACCCCATACTTGTTGAACTTTATCAGGGTCTTCGCTCATAGCAATTTCAGTTGCTCTTCTATAACCTTGTGCTAATCCTGCAACAGTTTCTTCTTGTGGGATTCTTATGTATTCATATTTACCGTTTTCATTTTTTACAGGGAATGGGGGAAGGATTATTAAACCTAATTCTTTTTCCCATTCAGGTATATCACTATAAGCGTTTCTTCTATTCTCATCAGATAAGTTCCAGTAAGTTATAGCAGCAACAGGAGCTGCAACAGTTGTTAAAATGCTAAATGTTGCCTCTGCTGGTTTTTCAGCAATATAAGTTCTTAATGCTCTTGCTGATTTTAATTTAGCATTAGCAAATGGAGATGCTACTTCTAAAACCCTTCCAAATTTACCCTTTTGGAAATAGTTAGGTAGAAGGTTATTTGAATCATAAACTGCTTTTAAAGAGGCATCTAGGTCACTATAACCCTTTCTTAAATACTGTTTTTTTTGAATTAAATATAGTTGAAACCTTGTAGCTTCTTCTGACTTAGCTATATATTTTTCTATGTTTTCTCTTGAGAATGCTTTAGGTTTACCACCTGCTTCTACAAAACTTTTAACTGTATCTCTTCCTGAAACTGCATCATAAGATGTCTGACCTCCTCCTAATTTAAGAAAGTTTTTATACTCTCTTCTTGCTTTAAGATGAGCTTGTTCCATTCTTTTACCAATAATTGGAGCTTTAGATAAAAACTCACCCAACCTTGTGCTACTTGCTGTAACACCATAAGCTGCTTCCATAAAGTTAAGAGGGTTAAGTACAGATAGTTTTGCTCTAGGAGATGTAAAAAATAATATAGCTCCTTGGTCTTTAACAAACTGTCTGATTTGAGATACAGGGTTTAAACCAACTACAGATGCTTTCCAAAGGTTAGTTACTGTACCTGCAATTTTTAAAACTGCTTCCATGGTTCCTGTTTCGTTAGATAATTTAAATGCTTCTCCTAGTTCTTTTGAAACAGTTGCTAGTTCTCTAACTCCGTTGTTGTACCAAGATATAACTGCTTTACCATCTTTACCTTTGTCCATTAAGGTTTTAATTTCTTGTTCTCTTCTTGCAATGGCTCCTGAGGTTTCGTCTAACTTCCTTTGACCCTCAACAATAATATCGACAATCTTTTTAATATTTTTTTCTGATTTACCTAATTGTTTTTGAATAACCTCTAATTCATCAGGAGATTTTTTAACAAGAGAGTTAAATAATTCGTTGTAGTAGATATTTGATTTAATATCTGTAATTTCTCTTAAAATTGGTTTCAATTCAGATTGCTTACCTGCTAATTGTTTTAAAAGTTGTTGTTCATCTCTGTATAAAGTATCAATTATGTTATTTACAAAAGATTGATTTCTTAGGTCCTCAATTTCTTTAACAGTTTCTGCAATCTTGCCCTTACTTGTTCTTAACCTGTTAAAAAATGATGCAGCTCTTTTTGGAGTTATATCAAGAACTTCAAAAACAAATCTTTCTAGTTCATCAGGGGTTGAGTTCCTGAAGAAATTTAGTCTTGCTTCATCTGTTAATTCTTTTAGATTTAAACCATACTCTTTAGAAATATATTTATTAAATTTTTCTTTGATTAAATTATCTGATTTAGCAAGAAGTTTAGTTAAAAACTCTTCTTTCTTAACTAGATTTTTATCTAAAATCTTTTGTAGTTCAGGAGCAGGTACAGCCTTTGTGAAACCTTCGAAATCTCTTACTGCCTGTAAATCTAAACCTTTAATGTTTAGTTTTTCTATTTCGTTTTGTAATTTATTTCTGTCTTTAGTTAAAGATTTAACTCTTTGAATTAATCTGTCTTTAACTACAGGATCCATTGTTTCAACAGTAGTTTTTTTAAGGGATAAATTAATTCCTTTTCTAGCTAGTGAATTAAATTCTTTTTCAAGAACTCCTTTTTGGATATTCTTTTTTTTGATAAATCTTCTAACTGCATCTCTAACTTTCTTTAACTCCTCAACATCATTAATAAGTGCAGTTCTTCTAATAACATCCTCAGCAACTCTAATCATCTCAGCCCCATCAATTTTGCCTTGTTTGATTAAATCTCCAAATAAAGATGCAAACTTGTTTTGATTTGCTTTATCAACAGCCCTGTAGGTATAGTAAAGGGTTGATTCAAGTGGGTTCTCGTGAATTGTATTTGCTATATCTTTTAATTTTTGTACAAGTCTTGGGTCATTAACACTACCAAATGTTGTGGTGGATAGTTTTGGTAACTCAGGTGTATCTGCTTCGTCAAATACCTTTTGAAAAGGTGCGTAATCTTTTAATTCTTTAAGTCTATTGTATTCAGCTTCGTCAATTAAATTGTTATCGTAAATAAATTTAAGTAAACCTTGCATATAGTTGTCGTATCTTGCAAGTAAATCTGCATATTTTTGTGAAGCAAATGCTACGAATCTTTCTTTTTCAGCTCTATTTGGTAAATCAATACCAGTTTCATCAGCAACAGTTAAAAGTCTTCTGTTTAAAAGTAAGGAACCAAACTCATCTGTAGAACCTTTTTGTTTTGCTTGAGTTAAAATATCTACCAAACCATTTTTAGTTATATACTCTTCTGTTTGTCTTCCACTTCTAAACAAAATATCTAAATAATAAATAGGATTTTGAGATGGATTTAATTTTCCGTATTGTTTTTCAGCTAGTTTTATAGCTTTGTAAATTGCTTCCTGCTGAGTTTCAAAATTAACTTTGTAGTCTTCCCATATTTTTGATAATTTACCTTTGATGCCAGGTACTTCTCCTCTAGCAAGTTCTCTTGCAGCTTTTTCTTTTCTAACAATCTCATCTGCAAACTTTTGAGTTACACTAATTACATTTCTTTCTGCTTGGTCTATTTGTTTAATTCCACCAATTTGTTCTTTAAGATAGTTTTTAACGTCATCTGCTGATTTAAATGTATCCTTTATAAAATCCTCAGCAGCTTTAGTTAATGGTTTTCCTTCAGCTTTAAACGCATCAATAGCATCATCAACTCTAGAAGCACCCTTAACTCCTTTTATACTTGCTCCAAAAGCTGCTAATTCACCTGGTCCTGGTGCAATAAGTTCAGGTGTAAAGTCAATAAATCTATTTACTTGGTATAAAGTAGGATTTGTTTTTTCATCAACATTAAATACTTCATTTAGAGTAATCTCACTTCTCCCTGTTGGAGTAGGCTTACCTGTTATTGCAGCTCTTCTTAATTGTCCTGGAGTTTCAGTTATATCTGCTACAGAATAACCTAATTGTTTTCTTTTATTGTATAAATCAACTTTTAAAGTGTCATATGCAGGTTGAACAATAGCTTGGTTTAATACTTCAAATGGCGCAAATATTTGATCTAAACTAATCTGTGGTTTGGCAATAGATATAAATTCTTCAGGAGTTAAAGTTCTTCCTAACTCTATTTGTTTAGTAGCTAACGCCGCTCCCCTATTTGCAGAAGTTATGCCTAAAGTTGCTGGGTTTAATTCTTTTGCTACTTGAATAGTATCAGCTATTGGTTTTGCAACTCTTTCTAAATATTCAGATGTAAATTTTACAGCGTTAGATGTAAGTGGTGCTTGAAGTGGTGCAGGTAAACTTGTTTTAGGTACACCAAAACCTTTAGTAATACCTTGTACTACACCAGCAATAGGTTGAATTGTTTGATATGTTTCATAAGCTTTTTGTAAAACATTAGTAGGTTTAGGTGTTAATACTTTTTTTGCTTGGTCATAAGCTTTAAGTACCTGAACACCTTGCGATATCCTATCCATTGTAGTTGGTTGAGGGGTTGTTACAGCTTTTCTAATAGAATCTATTGCAGATAGTCCTCTTTGTTTTGCTTGTTCTAGTGTGTTTTGGATATCCATACCTAACTAATAATAAATTAGGGTTGTTTAATCAATTATTTTAAGCCACTTAGCTCTCTAAGTCTTTTTGAATTGTATAAATTTGCAACTGTTTGGTCTGCTTTTTGTAAATCGTTCCATAGATTTATAGCGTTATCTTCTAGTCTTCTACCAGCTAGGTCTAAAGTGTAACCTGTTCTTTCATTAGTCCAAATCTGTTGACCTCCAGGTAAAGGTGTTGGGTTCCAACCTGCTGCTGATAAAGCTCTTAGACCTGCGTCTGTGTTTCTTAAATTAAAAATGTTAGAAGCAATTTCTTCAGATTCCATATTATTAAAGTTAGGTAATTGTGCTATTTGGTTTGCTTGTGCATTACCCATTTGGTTATATCTAAATTGAATTGCAGCTTGTTGTGCAAAGGATTCTAGGTTCATTCTTTGCTCAGTTACTAAATCTTCTAATTGTCTTCGTCTTGTGTTGTAATCTTGTAGTGCTTGAAGCTGTGCATTAGCTTTGTTTTGAGATAAAGCACCTTTTTGAGCATTGATTTGATTTAATTCTTGTCTAAAAGAATCTCTTAATTTCATTAAATCTTGTTGTTTTTTAACTTCTAATTGTTGTAGTTGTGTAGTTAATTGTCCTTGTAAATCTCTTTCAGCAGTTCCTAGTGCCATTAAATTTTGTGCAGATTGAGTTTGTGCAGAACCCATTTGTCTTAGTTGCTCAGCACCTAATATTTCAGCAGATGCTTGCCCTGCAGATGAACCACCAACACCACCAAATAAAGTTTGTGATTTTTGTAATCCTTCTTCGTATTGTCTTCTAGCTTGTGCTAGTGCTGATTCTCTTTGACCTCTTGTTTGTTCTTTTTGAAGTCCAATATTTTCCATACCAGCTTGAAACTGTTGTTGAAGTATTGGTCTTTGAGATTCATAACCTCTTATAACTGATTGCTCATAAAATGGTTGTAATTGTATTAATTGTTGAGCTTGTGTGTCATAAAGACTTTGAGCTTCTGCAAATTGTCTATTAATTAAATCGTTTTGTTGTCTTAAAAAAGCACTTTCAGGGTTGATACCTTGCTTCTTGCTAGAAGAACTTGAAGGTTTAGGTGCAGTAACATTTAATTTAGGTGTAGATTTAGCTACAGCTTGAGATGCAGCTTTACCAGCAGCAATTCCAGCTCCTGCACTTCCTATTTTTTTTGCTAGATTTTTGTCCATAGTCAATTAATAATAAAGTTATTCTTTATTTTCAACATTTTTATATTTCTCGTAAAACTCTTCTTTTTGTTTATCAAATTGTTCTTTTTGTTTTCGAGCCGCTCTATTCATTTCAGTTACAGGAAAAGGGTTAAAGGGGTTATCAAAGAAACCTAAGCCACATCTTTTACAAACAACACGAGTTATGGAAAGTCTTTTAAATCTATGGTCGCAATAGTTAGGATCAATTTTAGTTGTATGTTCGTAGAACTCTAAAGGTTCTTTAGTATTCTGATTCTCTTTCATTTTGTGTTTTAGTTAATCTCTTAATCGTATCCTCTTGTTTACCCATAAAATCTCTTACCCACATAATCACATCCTGTTGCCCACAAGCTTTAGTATAGTGCAAGATTAACGCTTCATTAGACGTATACTTTGCAGGATCAGGGAAGTTAGGCACTAATACCAGGTGTTTGAGGAATATTTGCCATCCCTTGGTCGATTGAAGGTCCAGAAGGCATTTGGCTTCCTCCAAAGTTTCCGAGTCCTTGTGGGAGATTTGCTGGGAGTCCTTGTCCTGGTAATTGTCCAGGTAATCCAGTAGGGCTTTGTCCATTTACTTGTCCTGATTGAAATAATTTACTTGCATTTTTAACTCCATTGTCTTCTAGAACACTAATAAGAAGGTCTTTAACATTAATTGTAGCACCTTCCATTTGGAGCTGTTGTTGAACACCAGGTGATAAAAGGATGTATAATGCTTGGTTTCTTCCGTTAATTGCTTCTTCAGATACACCTATTTGCATAGACTTTACGTCAGGAATGTAGTCAAAAGAACCAACTAAATCATCTTTTTCGACAAATAATCTTGCAATAGAACCATCTTCACTCATATCAAGTTTAGGTACTATATTTCCTTGTTCATCTGTTACAGGATTTGTAGGTACGCGAGATACATTTGAGATTACTTCAATTTCTTCTGGAGCCAAACCACCAGGTGTCTGGTCAATGAGATCAGCAGTTTGAGTGATGACTTCATCAGGGATTTGAGTTTGTGCAAGTTCCATGTTTTTAAGTTCATTTAAAATATCCTTTCCGACTATTCTAATAATCATTTGTTCTTTTGTAGGGTCTGAGAAAAGGAACTGTTGGTTCATCTTAATCCAAAACTCCATAACATCTTTTAAAAATTCTTCTAAGTAGATTTGGTTGTAGTTATCACGAGCTAACTGTTGTCTTGTAGTAGCTCTAATTTCGGTCGCAGTCTTATCTCCTTTACCAAGTGGGTTCATGGAAGAGATACCCATGGAGTTATCCCCCATTGCTACTTGAAACGCTGATTTAAGGGCTGTATAGGAGGTATTAAAGCCTGTTATAGCTGCTGTACCTGATTGATGTTCTTGTACATTGTTTGGATTATCGCCAGTAAGCCACACAGCATTAGGTCCGTAGACTAAAGTATCTAGTCTGACACCAGCTGCGTTGTTAGCGACCTTGATTGGAGGTCGCATAGCCAAGTTCATTTGGTCTAAAAAGGCACATAGTGTGGCATTTATAGCCCTATAAAGGGGCAATACGGACTCAACTTCTGATTCTCCGTATACATCATCTCCAATTGGGTAATATCTAAGCATTGAGATAGGAATTTCCTGTGAATCTAGTGGATTTGGACCGTCAAATAGGATAACTCCATGTCTTGGAGCAAAAATAATCTTTCTATCTCTTCTATATTCGGTAACAATCTCTTGAATTGGGAAGTATAGGTCTTGTCCAACTCTATCTTCAAGTGACCTTATTTGTTTGGTAATAGATGTGTACCTATTATCTCTTCTTTCAGGTTTAGGTAGGTTGTCATCCCCTCTCATTCTTTGGTTTAAAACATCTAAATTTTTGTAAAATGGGGTACCGTCAGGGTTTTTCTTGTTTTTTAGGTCTTGCCAAGTAATCCACTCTCTTACCTGTACCCAGTTAGCATTTTTAATATGATTGGCTTGAAAATCAACAAAGACATCTCTGTTATCTAATACCTTAATTTCAGGTCCTTCATAGATTTTTCCGTCTTTTTCAACTACGTTCCAGTAGTTTAGGACAAATGAAGCACCAAAGATTCTTGTTTGAATGTCAGATAGAATAACTTTCTCAAGCATTGTGCCACCAACCTTGGCGTTATCCCATTGAAAATCAAGTAAAGCATTAATGATTTTAGCTTTTATAGCGTCATTACCTTCTCTTGGAGCTACTGTACCTCTTAGTTTTCCAGCAAACATACGAGAAGTTTTCTCTAAGATGGTGGTTCTAATAACAGGGTCAGTTACTTTAGAAAGATACGCCCAGTTAGCAGGTAAATAACCAAAATAGGCTTTGATAATGTCATCCCAACCATTCTTTCTTAACTTTCTTTTATCCATATCATCTTGTGAATAGGTGTAATGATAGGAAACTTCTTCAAAAAGTTCAGGGTCTTGAAAAGAATATTTAGGATTTTTAGGTGTTTTAGCCATAATTTAGAAATAATAAATAAATAACATTAATTCAAGTTTAGATTTCCCACGCTTTAAAATTGTTCTGGGTAATAGTTTTGTTATAGTTTAATCCCTCTTGGTCAAGACCATCAATGTTTAAGAAGTAGTACTCCATAGCTCTAGCACCATGTGAATACTCGTCATGGATTGGGTTCTCGTTTTGTTGATTAAGTCCATTTTTCTCAGGATATCTGTAATTTAAAAGAATATCTCTAAACCTATCTAGCTTATTTGACACAAAGAGAGATGGTATGTACTTGTGGGTAATTCTAATTTGGTCTTCGATTGATTTAACTGACCGGGTACGAATAAATATCTTGTGTTTAGCATATTCCTCAATAGGTGAGGTATTAGTACCAATAGACCTACTACGACCGGCTATATCACCTGTATAAAGACTAGGTTGCCTGTATGGCTTTGATCTTATGATATGGACAAAATGGTCAATAGAGGCGTCCTTTTGCTCGTAATAGTCAATGATTCTAAACTCACCACCACTTCTTTGAAACCAAATGAGAGCTGTTGGGTCATTAACTCCAAAGTCAAAAGACACATTAACCTCAAGATTAGGGTCATAAATTACTTCTGTGAACTGAGTATCCATCTTCCACTCCTTATAGACTTGACCGGATACCGATACAAATTCAGCTAGATACTCTTGTCTAAAAGAGTCCTCACCAATTTCAAGCTTTGCTTTATCAATTTCTGTAGGTAACAAATAAGGGTTATCGTAGGAGGTGAATGTAAAGGCAGCATAATCATCATCAGTATTTTGTTTATTGTACAAATCAAAGAAGTGCCCGTAACCATGTGGGGTTGAGATAAATAGCCCCCCACCCAAGGTATCGGTTAATGCCGGTCTTAAAACTTCATTCCAAATATAGGTCCAATTACGAATGGATGAGATTTCATCAACTACAAGGAAGTGGATTTTATTACCTCGAGCAGATTCAATATTCTCAGCTCCCCTAAGCCATATTTGGGAGGGGTCACCTGTTGATGATTTAAGGTAAATCTCAAGTCTAGATTCATTAGGGTCCCGAGCCCACAGATTCTTGGTTTGATTCTTCATCTCAGTCCATGCAATGTCCCTAGCTTGAGAGATAGTCGGAGCAAAGTATATTGACTTGCTCCCAGGTATTAGAGAAGCTGTACGAATCATCTCTGCAATAGCTAAAGTGGTTTTACCAAAACGACGTCCGGCATTAAGCACTCTAAACCTCTTAGGACACCAAAAAACAAGTGATTGCTTGGGATGTAGTTTGATTTCTTGTAAAGCTTTACTTTTCATCAGGCTTGTTTGAAGAACCCCACCACTCATATTTCTTGGATGTATCTTCAGGTAATACAATATTTACTTGGGTATTTTGATTAGTGTTTTGGGTATCTTGACCATAGCCCCTATCTCTAAGTATTGTCTTGGCAAGGTAGAGGAGCAGTTGAGTATCACCTTCTTTAGCTTTTGTAATGAGTGTTTTTTCAATATCATCTTTAATAGACTCTTTAGCAATATCTAACATCTTTTTAAGTTCAGGATAGGTTTCCTGCCACTCGTACCAGGTAGCTGGTGCTATTTTAAGTTTCTTGCACGTATTGGTAATGTGGAAGTTACATTTAATGTAGGTATCTACAATTTTATAATCACTAATTTTTACTCTTTTATATGCTGTCTTGTGTCTTCGTTCCTCAAATAATAGACCTTTAACCTCAGGGTGTTCTCGTACCTTCATATAAAAATTATAGCATTGACAGGTACTTTTTTTATAGGGTACGGGTATTTTGTAGGAGGGGGTAGGGTATCATTGGAACTTGGAACTTGATGTAGCAATTATAAATAGGAGGTAACTATCTGTGCGATTATAAATGGGAAGCAACTATCCATGAAATTATCACTTCGCTCCTCTCCACCACTACGTCACATTTGTAGCGAGGGGGAGGGGTATCTATTTATCAACGAAATCCCTTGATTTTGGGTATTATAATTTACATAAAAACTCATTTGTCAAGTTTAGTTCTGATTGATAATACAACGTAAAGTGGCATTGGTACTAGGAATTTTGTATATTTTTATGTTATAATGGTGCTAAGGTGCTTTATGTAACAAATATTCCAATGTTACATTGTTTTAATTATTTCAATGTTTTAATCTTCTTATATTATCTTTAATCACTTAGTAAATTAGTACTTGACATGATTTATTATCTATGTTATATTGATATTAGTACAAAAGTTAAAGTAAAGGATAACAATCTTATGAATATAGATAATTATATTTATATTAGTGTTTCAGTGTTTCTAGTATCTATTTATTATTATGCTTACTATCTAGATTTAACAAAACGAACTAGATATTTAGCAAAAAAAAGAAATAAAAAAAGTGCTTATAGGTTTTTGTTTTTAATGTTAGTAAGTGGTATTTCTACAGTAGCGTTGTATCTAGTTAAATAGTAAAAAAGTTAAAGAATAGGATAAAAATAAAATGAAAAAAATAGTTAATGAATATTTTGTATATAATTTTAATGAGTTAAGCGACAATGCTAAAGAGTACGCCATTGAAAAATACAACGATATCAATACAGATGGGTATGAGTGGTGGATTGATGATTTAATTGATTTTTCTGATGAGATTGAAACAAATGGAATAAAAATTGATATTAAAGATATTTATTTTTCAATCGCTTATAGTCAATCAGATTATCTCTATTTTGATAAAGGTTCTATAGACGGCATAAAGTATATAGAATCATTTAAACTAGATAAATACCAAAAATTGGTAGATTTTTATCAGAAAAATGATGGAAATTTATCTTTTTCAATCATTGGAAATAGTTATAGAGAGAGACAATATGTAGAATTTTCCGGGGATAACTTTTACGATTTAATTGATGATATTGATGAATTAGAGTATTTGCAATTAGAAACGCTCATTAATAGGTTGAAAAAAGATATTGATGAATATATCAATGAAATTGCAAAAAATCTACATAAGAAATTATATAGAGTTTATGAGTATTTAACTAGTGATGACGCTATCATAGAGACATTTTTGGCAAATGAGTACACATTTCTAGAAAATGGCGTGATGGACAACTCTTAAAATAATTCTGAACCTTGCAGGGTGTATAGGTAAACCTTGCTACAGTATAAATTGTTAAAGAATAGGATAAAAAATAAAATGGATAATGTTCAAAATCTAGTATATAAAATGTTAACCGAAAATACAGGAACTCATTTTTTAGATAGTGGTGGTTCTGATGGTAGACATTGGCAACAAAACAAATTAAAAAGTATTCAAGATTTTATCAATGAACCAAAAATATCTTACGAAATTTGGAACGGTTCAGATGATAATATTGCAAAACTTGATGATATATCAATAACGGTATCATTATTCCACTATTTATCAGATATATTTGAACTTGATGGTGTATGTAATGAGTTCAATTCAAAATTTAATGTAATGGGTGATTATGATAGCGATTACAATTTTATCTCATCAGACGCCCAAGATTGGTTATATGGTAATGGTTTTGAATTGGAGAGAACTAAACAAAATACCTACAATTTTGATAATTACTTTAGTCAAAATGTTTTATATACCGAATTAAAATTAAATGATGATACCTATTATTTGGTAAGTATCCATAACGGTGCTGATGCTCGAGGTGGTTATACCGACGCTAAATTGTTTAAGTTACCGTTCTATATTTCTTACGCTTTTTATGGTGTAACTATAACTGGTACAGTTGATGGTGTTGGTGTAAGTAATCAGGATAACGGCGTAACTCTTGACGTTGATGATGATAATTTTGATGGTTCAAGTGATGATTTTACATTTGCTAAAGATTGCAAAGTTGAACTAGATTATAATTTTTAATTGATAGATAAACCTTGCAAGGTGTATAGGTAAACCTTGCTACAGTATAAATTGTTAAAAAAAAGGAATAAAAATGACAAATAAAGAAAAAAAAGAGCAATTAAGTAGTTTTATAGTCAATAATTTCAATCATTATGAGGATGGTATTCAGACTTTAGAACAATTAGGGTTAGTAATGGGCGAATTGGAATTATTTAACGAATTTAATTATTTTGCTAACGAACGATTAGATAAAGACGATTTTGTTAATAACTTAAGAGAAATATGCCAATGCAAAGCTAATGAGTACCAAGAGATATCAGATAGACTTGAACTCTTAAGAGAAAAACTATTTGAAAAAAATAGTTATGAGTGCGGTGATAGACCAAAAATAGGATACTAAAGTATAAATTGTTAAAGTAAAGGATAAAAATAAAATGGATAAAATAGAAAATAAAATGAGTTATATATTGCGTGACGGTGTTTTGAACGATGATACCCTACATATTACAAATGCTGGATACAGTTTTAAAGGTGGTTATGTTGCGTGCATTGAGTATTATACTTTTCTTAATGAATGGGCGAATAAAAAGCATTTAAAGTACTTTAGAAATTTAAGCACTTTAGAAAAGTATATTGCAAAAAGATATCCCGACGCCGATGTAGAAATATACCAGTACAATGAAAACCTTTAAAATGATTTCTAAAGCGTATCAGATTAAATACCCTATGTTGCATGGCATAGGGTATTTTTTTATGCTTAAAATGGCATATATACGCTTTAATGATAACTTTATTCCAGCGTTAGATATTAAAACACGCTATATAATCGATTTTAACGCGTCTTTAATTGCTAAGTGCTATCAATTCCCACTTTAACTATAATCCAGTCTTAAAATTCATTTTAATAGGTATAATGGCATGAATATCTATGCTCAGATATACCCATTTTTTTTAATTTTAACTTTTCTTCCGGAAATACCCAAAAAATACCTAAAAAATATCCAAGAAATATCCAATTTTTTATCTTTGTATAAGTGAAATGCCAAGTGTTGTGTGTTGTAATTTCTAAGTGGTAAGTGAGTTGCAAAGTGATAAGTGTGGTGTGTGGTGTAAGTTAAGTGGATCGGTAAGTGAGAAGTGTGGTGTTGGGTAAAGAATTACTTGACAAGTGAGAAGTGTTGTGGTTATAATAAAAACAGTAAAAAGTTTTCAGAAAGGTTTTATCAATGACAGATAAAGACTTACAAAAAATTAAAGAGTATTTAGTTGATATTGTCTGTAAAACAGATAGCAGGTCTATCCACTTTGCAGTTAGGAATATCAAAAGTATTTTAGAAAAAATAGAAAGGGAACAAACAAATGAATAATAGAGAAAAAATTTTCGAAACCTTTTACAAGGAAATTCAGGAGAAACCAAATTTGTTTAACATACTTGAACAGACAATATCTATTGATTACTTACACGATTTAATATCAAGCAACTTAGATTATATGTCTAAAAAAGAAATAAGCGACTTAGTAAAAATTTTACAAAAGGAAACAAAAAATGACTAACGAACAAATAAATACCCATATCAATGATTTAATCGGTATCTACAACGAGATACAGGCGTCTAGCGACTTTAACTTTAGGGAAGAATTAGAAGATTATTTAGCAGATAGATTAGGTGATTTAGAACTTGAATACGCTTTTAGAAATTTTGAGTTAAGCGTGGAACAAGCAGTTGAAATGCGAAAGATAATTAATTTAGTAGAAAGGAAAAATGCTGATAGATACACAATCTACAGATAAAAAAGTTATGAAACTCAATGTAGCAGTTAGAAAAATTAACGAAGATGGTTTATCTTCCCTGCTTTATTGCTTTACCTATGTCGGTGAATTTGCAATGGTGCATGGCGTTGCAAGAGATAGGGTAAACGAACTTTTAGAAGAAAACTTTACCTTAAACGATTTAAAGATAGATACTTTTTCGTATGACGAAATAACTCCT